CCTTCCGCACGAGTCCCATTTCAATCAGATTACTGATAAGCCTTGCCATCTTCTGAGAGGTCAACGGCTGAAGAATCATATCTTGACTCTTGATTTGGTCAATCGTCATAGCTTCCTCAGACTCATTCAAGATGCTTAAAATACGCATCTTATACTCTCCTTCTTTTTCGGGAGAAGGTCGATGAACTCTTACTCTTCCGGGCATTTTACTTAACCTCCTTGTAGGAAATGACCTCAAGATTTTCAATCTTTGTGGAGATAGATGCCTTACCAGTATAGACTACTGCAATCTTGGTGTTTCTATCAACGCAGATGACTTTACCAGTGCGGCCGTCTCTCACTCTTACGATAGTTCCATCACAAACATAGGGCATCATATAGTTATCTCCTCTCTTGTTACATCGTAATGTCGATACCTTTCTCATGCAGGATATTGATACACTCCTGCAAATAAGCATCGTTATGCTCAGGATAAATCATATTACCCTGCTTGGCGGATTCGTAAATCTCTTCATATTGAGAATCAGAAATCCAAGTGTCTTCGCCCAATGTACTTCCTCGCCAGTTGGGATTCTTCCAAATTTTATCTGGATGGTAGCCACGTTTCTCCATCTCGTCCATAATCAGATAATGATAAGCAACAAGTAGAGCAGGGTCATGGGTAAAAGCGTAGTCTACAGTTGCGTGCTTCTTGCCCCAGCCTTTTCCTCTCAGAGCCGCACACTCTCGATGCTGACCTAAGAGACGCTGACGGTCAAGATAGGGAATAAGTTTTTGATGCCAAATCCGCATGGTTATCACTTCTTTCTTCCTTAACTTTCTATATATATTATATAATAATTTATAATATTTTTCAAGCAGATATTTATTTTGGCCAAAAGCTGATATACACTCATTATCATTTTTTAGATAACAATAGAGAAAATAATGAAAGGGGCAGATTGTCTATGTATTCTCAGATGATGAGCGGGGAAAAAGTAACCCCTTATCTAGT